GATAGTATGCGCTCTCGCTCATCGAGCGCTTCTTTGAACACGGCTTCCGTGTCTGTTATCCCTAGACGTTCCATTGAAATTCGCCTGGGGTGGATTAGCTTTTCAACGAGGAGTGATTCTTCGTTGACCATTCTTGTCGTGTCTCTTGGTAGCACTGGTTGCCAGGATATACGGCTTTCAAGGTTTGTGAAGTCTATCCCTGTCATTGTTCTTAGTATTGAGAAGGTGATATCGTTTCGCTTGGTATACACATGTTCTCGTATCGCTCTTTTCCGTGCAACCTTTTGTAGCAGCGGTTGCATTTCGATTTCGAGCGCCACGCCTGACAAGTCTCGGTCTGTCGTTCCCCATGCTGCTTTAGGGGTTTCTGACAAATCGTGGAGTATATTAAACAGCATGTTTATGTAGTCCAGGTGAAGGCTCATTCCTCCACCATGTAGGAGATCGAGTAGATATGCTTTTGCGCCTTCCGGGAGTTCCCATATTTTCCCGGGTGTGATTGTTATGTCGTTGCTTTCTGATATATTTTCGAGAACCGTTATCGGGTTTCCTGAGAGCTCCAGAATCTTTGAAAGCTGTGTGGCTTCTCGGTTCAGTTCTACTTGTGTCTCAATTAGCTGGGGTATGTCTGATCTACCCCATAGCTCTTTGGGGTTGACCAGGTTCGGAAATATTATGAATGGGATTAGATTGTATGGGTTCGGGATGTCGATTGCCTTTTCTTTGTTTATCCACAGTTGGAAGTTTTGTTCTGTCCAGAATTCGATTGCGGTCAGTCGTGGTCTGTTGCTCGTTATTCCGTAAGTTCTGGCGGTTTCGTTTGGTATTTCGTATTGAGAAACCAGTAGGTGGTATTTGCTGTGGCTTCCGTCGACTGACCATAGGTATATACCGCCTACGTCTGGCGCTGTTATCTTTATTCGTTGTTCTGTTATGTCCCATGTGATTTTGTATGCGCTGTCACCCAGGATCGCTGCGTCGACCTCTGTCGTGTAGTCGAGCGATTCGATATTGTTCGGGGCGAATACCTGATGATGCAGGTAGTTTTCCGCTTCAAACGCTCGGTTCTTTTCTTCCTGGGTGTTCTGAAATGGAGCTATGTTTACTACCATTCCTCCCATCAAATAGGAGGTGACCTTATCGATTAAGGCTTGGGCGTAGTTTACGGTTATGCGCCTTGATGTTCTTTGATTGTTTGGCCACTGGTGGCCGTTGTAAAAGTCAAGGTACTCTTTGTACCTTCGCTTTCGGTCGGAGTCCATTGACTCTAGTTGGGTTATGATTTTGGAGTAGTCAAGCAATTGTCACCTCCCTTTAGCTGTCGTTCGCTTGAATTGCTTTGATGCCTGGACTAATAGCGCCACGCTCATTAGAACGTCGTCATGTCCTTCCGATGGGTCTACGTCGAATCCCATCGTTTGGTTTGGTCTATATAAGGATTTCGCCTTCTCGAACTGGTGCCAGAATTCTCGTGACTCTTGATCTTCCGTTGTGTACATTTTCAGTCTTGCGCCGTTCGTAATTGATAGTAAGTCGAACGCTAGTTCTGATTTGCTCGATTGTGTGAATTTGAAGGGGACTGCTTTCTTCCCTAGCGCTTTTGCAAAGTGGCTTGCCACTGGCTCGCCGATGCCTGTAGCGTCGATAAAGAAACGCTGTGCTTTCCATTGATCACGGACTAGGTCTAAGATTAGTGGGAATATGGTCGGGTGCTTCATGCCTACCCAGCTATAGATTGCCGCTATCCTTAGCTCTGGTGGGGTGTTGTCCTCTTTGGGGTAGATCAACTCTCCGATCGACAGGACTGTCGAGTCTCTTTTATAAATGTCGCCTTTTATTATCTCTTCGTCCGTGACTTCGGCTTCTCCGGCGATATCCAGCGCTGCGATGTAGGTTGTTCCCCATTTCTTGGCTTCTGTGCGCTCGTGGGAGCCGTGGAGCGATTGTAGTTGCGCTGGATTGAACATTCTTCCGCCGCCTCTGATTGGATTGAGGCAGTATTGAGTTTGAAATAGTGGGTGGCTTTCCCCTAGCCGGTCTCGCTCTGCCATTACGTATTTTGCGTATATCGGGTTGGATTCTGCTACTATTGTCCAGTCGTAGGCAAAGTGCCTGCGGATTTTGTCTTTTCGCTCGAGTTCGATATTTGCTTGCTTCACTTCTTCAAGCAGGGTGGAATCATCCCACGTCGTGCCGTAGTGTACGGTTGTTACGTTGGTTGTAGCTCCCATAGGCTTAAACTCTTTGGTGTACTTCTCTTTGTCGACATCTTGGCTCTCGTCGACCTCTAGCAAGATGTGGGCTGTGTTTCCCACGACGCTTGCTGTGCTGTCGGCTGAGAGAAAGACGCAGTTGGCGTTCCCCAGGCGGATAATGTACCCATGCTCGACTTTGTAGGCTCCTGCAAGCCCCCAGCTTAGCAGTCGTTGTTGGAGCCTTGTCATTGATATAATTGTCTGTGGCTTGAACGTGGGGGCACATTTTATGATGTTTCCGCCGGAAACAGCGTTTAGCGTAAGCAGTGCTACTTCCATTTGGGCTGAAAGCTCGTTCTTTCCTCCCTGGCGAGCGATTTCCACAGAAAACGTGTAGCCGCTGTTCTCGTAGATGCTTTTGAGCACACTGTGAGATATTTCCAGTTGGTAGGGTCTTAGCTCGATGGGCATGGTTCGGCCTCTTCCTCTTTGAAGTGGAACACACCTTGAGGGCTTGTTACCGTTAGGGTTAGCGGTCGTTCATTTCCGAGCATGATTACTCTCGCTATTTCCGAGACCTTGCCTTGGACCGTGAACGATATTTTTGATACGTGGTTCTCGTTGGAACCACCTGATTTTATAGTTGCTGTAACTCCTGTTACTGGGAATGTTATGTGTTCTACACTGAAGTTGTCCGCCATGATGTCCTCCTAATTCTGGTTAGAGCTTCCCCACTCCGATTCCTATCCCCAGGGGGATCGCGAGGTCGGTTAGCACCGTTTTGATTGAGTCTTGGATTCCCTTTGTCTCTTGTGGGGTCAGGTTGTAGCGTGTTTTCACGAGTCTTGATAGGGTATTCGTTGCTGATAGCAGTAGCTCTATGTTGTTCGGGTCGCGCTCGAGGAGCTCCCTTATTTTGAGGCGTAGGAGCGTGATTTCCTCATCTATGCCTTCAACCTCGGAGGCGTACTGCATCTCTACCCGGTTCGCTTCGTTCATTACATGGGAGTAGAATCCGTGCTTGCGGGCGTTTTCATTTCCNGGTTGGGCGCCTCTTTGGCGCTTGGTTCTTGCCATTTGCGGGACCTCCTCCCTGTAGAACTTTCGCCGCTGAAAGTACGATAATGTGTGCGGTTAAGTCTGGTCTTTTCTCCTTTATGCTTAGTTCGAGTGCTTTGGGTCGTTGCACTTTGCCTCCTTTTATTCAAATTTTGGGATTATGACAATATCTCCCAGCATGTTCTTCGTCTCCGTGAGCGGTCCCAACATGCTGGTCAGCTTTTCGAGGTACTTTCGGCTCGTGGTGATCGAGCACCCCACGGCCTCTGCACCTGCGTTCACGGCTTCCTTCCGGCTAATCCAGTCGTTGTCTTCGAGATACTTCAGTATCCACTTTCTGAAGTCTAACTCAAACAAAAAGGAAGCCTGCATTTCGGGGCTTCCCTGGGAGTATGGCAAGGCTTCTTTTCTTACCCTCGTACTTGGATTTTCTCTCTCACACACTTGGACACTTGGGCGCTTTGCAGCTCGGGTTCGTTTTTTGTTTTCCCTGGCTACGTTGCAGGCACGGCACAAGAGTCTTAAGTTCGACTCTTCGTTATTGTGCTTATCCCTATCTATGTGATCTATGTCCAGTGTGTTTCGTGTAGTCGGGATCAGGCCACAATCTTGACACTGTTCGCCATCTCTCAGTACGAGAAACTTGTAAGCCCAATATCGTGTATTTGTGTTCCATCTCCGAGGCATAGTGTTCTCTTAAAAAAGGATGCCTGTCGACGCCTTTTTTATCTCTAGTATCTTTTGTTGTGCCAGCGGGGATGGTTTGCTGATGCCTCGTTCCCAGCGCGTGACCGTTGTTACTGAAACGCCTATTCGTCTCGCCATCTCTTCTTGAGTGAGGCTCAGTCGTTCCCTAATCTGTCTGATCGTTTCTTTTTCCATGCTTTGCGTTCCTCAATTTCGCCTGTCGTTTCATTTATTCTGGCAGGGATTTTAACAGGTGTTCATGTGTTTGTCAAGGCGTTTGTGGATTGCTGTTTTGGATTGCGAGTATAAAAAAAGGCGGC